TACACATTGAAGATCACCAAAACAGTTACCAATGCTGGTGATTTCGTTTTGCTCAATCCAAAAGGTTATGTTGTAGGTAGTGGCCAAGTGGCAACAGCCTTTAACCAAGCTGGTTTCGCGTTTACTTTAGCAGATGGTGCTACCGACTTCGTTGTAGGTGACTCTATTCCAATTACTGTGACAGGTACAGAGAAATATAAGTTTGTGGAGGCAACAGCAGTTGATGGCACAGAGGTTCCTCGTGTTGTCGTTGTAGGTGATTCACTTGGTAAACCTGTAGCAGTGACTCCAGTGTTGAACACGGATACTACCTTCTTGGTTCTCTATCGTGGCCCTTCAGCAGTCGCAGATGCCTCCCTTTCTTTTGGTGCTAGTGTCACCACTGGTGCTGTTCGTACCGCCACATTAGCTGCACTAACTGCCAATTCCGGCATCGACGTTTTGACACAAATTTAATAATAAAAAAGGATATAAAATGGCATTAGTTCGCAGCCCTTCAAATGATTTTGGTATTGTTGATCTTACTTCAGCAATCCGTAACATGCCTATCAATTATGGCACGTTTAATCAAGCAGGTATTTTTATTGAAGAACCTGTAGCATCTGAGACAGTAATGTTTGAGGAATCAACCATTAATGGTGCGTTATTGGTTGACCGTGTTCGTGGTACTAAACCTACCGCCAATAGTGATGGTACACGTATAGTGCACTCTTTTGTTATTCCTCACTTCCCTGATACTGATTTCATCTCCCCAAAAGACCTCCAAAGTCGGTCAGCCTATGATAACTTTGATGCTGTAGCTCAGTTGGATAAAGTGCGTATGGACAAAATTGCACGTATGCGTATGAAGCATGACTGGACTTTGAACAAAGCACGTGCGCAAGCTTTACTACTGGGCACCGCATACGCACCAAACGGCACTATCACTCAAAACTGGAATACCGAGTTCGGTGTTACTCGAACAGATGTTGATTTTGCTTTGGGTACTCCAACAACTAACATTCAGGCCAAGTGTGAACTTATTATTCAAGGTACACATGATGGTATGGGAGGTAACGGTACTTTCAATGACATCGTAGTCTTCTGTGACACATTGTTTTTCAATCGCCTCATCAGTCATGCAAAGGTAGAGGCTATCTGGACTTATCAACAAACTATTGCACAAGGCCAAGACCCTATTCGAAGTCGTTTGAGCACTGGTGGAACTGTGATGCAGAATGGTCGTCAGATTACCATTGGCGCTTTGACCTTCCGAGAAGTACGGGATAGTTATAATGGTGTGGGTATCATGACAGCAAGTGAAGGTGTGTCTGTACCTATTGGCAGCAATTTCTTTCGTACATACTTTGCCCCTGCAGAAAAGTTTGGTTTGGTTAATACTCTCGGGGAAAAGATGTACGCCTTCGAGAAGCAAGTAGATGACGAGAAGATCACCATTGATACCGAATCCAACCACATCTCTGCATTGCTCCGTCCTCAAGCTGTTTTACGTGCTTACACCAGTAACTAAACTTAAGAGGGTTATATGACAATTATTGATCCAACAACAAGTCTTGGTAAAATCAGGCTACGGATTGGAGATTGGAATGACCCTGTTATTCTCCCGGATTCTGTGATTCAAGCAGCACTAGACGACTCAAGCCAATCTGTGACAAAAGCTGCTTCAACATGCGCATTCTATATTCTTGCAGTGTTGACTCAGCAAACCCACAAAAAGCTTGCAACGCTGGAGCTGTGGGGCAAAGAAAGGTTCGACAACTACTTGAAGTTTATTCAAGTTACCATTGACAGACCCTCTCTAGGCTTAGTAGCACCTGTACCTTACTCAAGCATAATTGAACTCAACAAGACACAAGAATTCATGAGCGACTGGACTAAGAACTATTATCAAGGAACAGAGAGCCAACAGCTTGCGCTAAATGCTTCTATGTCACCTAATGATGGTACTAAGTTCGGGCCTCTTGGTTATAATACAGGAAGCCTAGAATGAACTCACAGGATTTTATCTCGACCGTGAACACATTCTTACTTGAGTTTGGTGGCCCTGCAGTATTTGTTAGGGTGAACGCAGGGATTTATGATCCTGTTCTCTCCAAGGTGACTCAAACAGAGCTTCTATATAACACCACAGCAATTATGCTGGATTACATCAAAAAAGATGATGGTGTTAAAGACAGGGAAAACTCTCTAATACGCTCAGGAGACAAGCAGGTTTTTATCAGACCAATTTTGAATGGCCCTTATCCTAAACAAGGTGTGGATTTTATTGAAATGGCTGGAGTCCGGCGAAAGATTGTTTCTGTAAAAGAGCTAAATCCATC